GGCGACATCAGGATCCAGAGATTTTGACATCGATGTAGCGGAGATCATCGAAGAAGCATACGAAAGATGTGGACTCGAGGTTCGCACTGGCTATGACACAAAGACTGCCAGAAGGTCTTTGAATCTTATGTTTGCTGACTGGGCGAATAGAGGGTTGAATCTCTGGACTGTGACTCAAGCCACTCAGGCACTGACCGCTGGCACAGCTACCTATACATTTACTACCGCATATACTGACATTCTTGAAGTGGTGCTTCGTGATAGCAGCAATACAGATAGAGATGTTTCTAGGATATCTAGAAGCCAGTATCTTAGCATACCGAACAAGAGCACTACTGGGACTCCTAGTCAGTATTACTTTAGCAGATCAACTACTCCGACTATAACCTTGTGGCCCACACCCGATGATTCCACTGACAGTCTTGTTTATTATTATGTAAACAGGATTCAAGATGTGGACGCTTTGATTAATACGACAGATGCACCATTCAGATTCTTGCCGTGCATGGTCGCTGGTTTGGCATATTACTTGGCTATAAAGAAAGCACCGGAAAGAGTTCAGCTACTGAAGACTGTGTATGAGGAAGAATTCCAACGTGCAGCAGACGAGGACGAAGATAGAGTGCCTTTAAAACTACAGCCAAGCATACAATATCTAAGAGTTAACTAATGGCTAGATACGCTTCTGGTAAAAAAGCGTGGGGGTTTTCGGACAGATCCGGGTTTAGATATCGTTTGTCTGAAATGGTTGTTGAATGGAACGGTATGAAGGTTGGCCCTGATGAGTATGAGCCTAAACACCCACAACTAACACAGACTCGTACAGGAGCAGATCCAGAGGCTTTGTTTGAGCCAAGGCCCAGAAACGACAAAATTCCTGTAAGGGTAAAGCTCCCCACTTTTAATTTAGATACTTTAGTCTTTGAAGAGATTCCACTGGCAAGGGGTAGCGTAGGAACGGTTACCTTTGGTGGTGATGTTATAACTCCCACCACTTCACAAATTACAGGCACATCTGCCACTGGCTCTATAGGGACGGTTACGGTCCTGGGGACTGGACTCACAATAGCTCAAACATTTACTGTAACGGTTGTCAGCACGGGTTACGGTAATAAGTATGCTATTGATGGATCACAGCAAGCTACTGTGGTTCTGAGTGAGGGCAACACCTATAGATTCGATCAGTCAGATAGCAGTAATTCGGGTCATCCTTTGAGATTCTCCACAACTTCCAATGGCACTCATGGCGGTGGTTCTGAATATACTACTGGAGTTTTGACTAATGGAACACCGGGATCCTCTGGGGCATACACCCAAATAACAGTAGCCACTGGCGCACCGACACTGTACTACTACTGTACAAATCATAGTGCTATGGGCGGAACGGCGAATACACCATGAGCTATACATACACACAACTCAAAAACGCTATACAAGACTACACAGATAATAACGAAACAAGTTTTATCTCTAACTTAGACAGATTTATAGAAAGTGCTGAAGAGCGTATATTCACCAGCGTAGACCTTGAACTTTTTAGAAAAAATGTAAGTGGAGTTATGACTTCTGGTAATGAGTTCTTGGCCGTGCCGTCTGATTATCTCGCCACGTTTTCTATGTCCATAGAGGTTTCTAGTTCTAAACAGTTTTTACAGCAAAAAGATGTTAATTACCTTCAGGAATATACACCGAATGCGGCGACCACAGGTGTGCCTCTGTATTATGCTAAGTATGATTTTCAAAACTTCATACTAGCTCCGACTCCAAATGATAATTATGCAACGGAACTGCACTATTATTATCGTCCAGCGGGGCTAACAAGCAGCAAGTTTACTCTCACAGTAAACAACGTAACAGGTGTATTTGTTTCTAATGAAACAATTACAGGTGGTACGAGTGGAGAGACTACAACAATAAACTCAATAACTTCGGCAACAGAATTTGTTGTTACCATTCCTACTGGTACATTTACAGTAGGTGAAACAGTCACGGGTGCTACGAGTGGTGCAACGGGGGTAGTTGTATCTACCTCTGACGACACTACGACAACGTGGATTAGTGAGAACGCTCCAAACGCTATACTATTTGGAAGTCTCGTAGAGGCTTACATATACATGAGGGGGGAGCCAGACATCATGAAGCTGTATAGCGAAAGATTTTTGGAGGCGTTGTCTAGGTTGAAAGATTACGCAGAGGCTCGTGAAAATACAGATGCGTATAGAAGGGGGTTACCAGACAGGGCTAGAACATGAAGATTGCAATAGTGGGTTTAGGGGGCAGCTATTCAGATTACATTTCAGCTAGAGTTGCGTCACAAGAGTTTGACGAGGTCTGGGGAATAAATTGTATAGGCGCTATTATACACGTTGACAGGACATTTATGATGGATCCTGTGACTAGATTTATACACACAGAAAATGCTGGGTCACAAACGGGGGTGGCACGAGAGTTTCTTGCTAAGAATACAGCGCCAATTTATTCTTGCATTCAACATGCAGACTTTCCTGCGATTGAGCTATATCCTTTAGAAGAGGTAGTTAAGGACACGGGTGTTTGTTATTTTAACAACACGGTCGCCTATGCCATAGCTTATGCGATATGGAAGAAAGCTAAAAAGATTTGCCTGTATGGCATAGATTTTACATACAAAAATGTCAACATGGCAGAATCAGGCAGAGCTTGTGTAGAGTTCTGGTGTGCTACAGCGATATCCAAAGGTATCAAGATTGAGGTTGCACATCGATCTGGACTCTTAGACACCAATGTTCCTGACAATGAAAAATTGTACGGATATCACAGATTAGAAGACCCCTTGGTTCAGACAGTTAAGGATGGAAGTCTTTTAATAACCAAACAATCCAGTATCGATCCACCTGAACCTGTTGAGAGTGAACCTATTATCTTTGGGAGACACGACCATGTTTGACCTTAATGTTGGATCGGTGGGATCTGTCAGCGTTGTATCATCTGACAACGGTGGACTATCGAATGATCAAATTGCGGATATGCTAGCCACTAAACTGATATACATATCAGACGAGGCACCAGAGCCAATACGACTGCAAGCTGAAGCTTTTCAAGACAGAGTCAGGAATCTGGCACAATACTATATAGAGTTGGCTAGAAAAGAAGAACGTGCTAGTATTTGCGCCAGGGTCCGTGAGGCGGGTCAACATCAACTAGCTGACGCTATTGGGAGACTGTAATATGGCTATAGCACAAGCAATGTGTAATGCTTTTAAAAAAGAGCTTATGTTAGGCACACACAATTTTGCCACCAATGGCAACACGTTTAAACTTGCTTTATACGCAGAGAGCAGTGGCGGTAAATCAAGCACTACGGCTACTTTGGGTTTTGGAACAACTGCTTTTACAACTACAGGTGAAATTGCTTCTAGTGGCACATATGCCACCGGGGGTGGAACATTGACTAAAGTTGCTCCATCCGTTGCTAGTTCTACTAGTACTGCAACGGCGTTTACTGATTTTGCTGACCTTAGTTTTACTACAGCCACGATCACTGCGATGGGTGCTTTGATTTATAATAGCACAAACAGCAACAAAGCTGTGGCTGTGCTAGACTTTAGCTCTAACAAGACATCTACTTCAGGAACTTTTACTATCCAGTTTCCTACAGCAGATGCGAGTAACGCAATCATACGAATAGCCTGATGAGGTAGCCTATGTCTTTAACAGGATGGGGAAGAGGCACTTGGGGTGAAGGTCCGTGGGGACAACCAGTTCCTGTTTCTCCAACTGGAGTTGTTGGAACCACAGCTTTAGGCACAGTATCTGCGGCAAATATAATGGAGTTTATTCCAACTGGAGTCTCTGGCACGGGAGCGGTTGGAACTGTTACAATAGCAGGAACAGCAGCGTTTGCTGTTACAGGGTCTGTTGGAACTACATCTCTGGGTAATGAGTCAATACAGGCTGGAGTTGGTTTTTCAGTTACAGGTGTGACGGCAACAGCATCAGCAGGCACAGGAACAAGTGCACCGATTCAATCTTTAGGGTTTTCTGTGACAGGAGTATCAGCAACGGGGTCAGTTGGAGAAGAAAGACTTTACAGACCAATTGTTCCTTCACAAAGACCAAGTTGGACGACCATAGCAGCGTAAGGAAGACAGAAAAATGGCAAGCACCTATGTAAATGATTTAAGACTTAA